AGTTTGGTCAGGTAAAACTTTCCTCCAAATTATTGCTGATATTCGTATTGCGGCGGCTCAGTTACAAAACCAATCCCAAGACACTATTAACCCTGAAGATATTGAATTGACTTTGGCTCTGCCAACAGTTGTATATCAATACCTCTCGGTAACTTCTGACTTTGGTATCTCGGTGCGTGACTGGTTGAGCAAAACTTATCCAAAACTGCGTGTCATTTCAGCTCCACAGCTCAATGCGGCTAATGGCGGTGCAAACGTATTCTATTTGTACGCTGAGTCTGTTGATGATGGTGGCAGTGATGACTCAAGAGTTTGGGTTCAAGTTTGCCCTGCTAAGTTCCAAGCATTAGGTGTTGAGAAACAAGCCAAAGCCTATGTTGAAGATTATGCCAATGCAACTGCTGGTGTAATGCTCAAACGCCCTTATGGTGTTGTTCGCTACACAGGTTGTTAATAAGGTAATATGAATAGACGGGGGGAAACCCCTGTCTATCTAAATTAAAAAAAGGAATATGTAAAATGGCTACAAAATCAAACAAATCGAACAGTTCATATGTGTTCTCCACTTTGGCAAATGATCAGTTATATCAAAACTGGCTTGCTGGTGGCGGAGACATCCCTATTAAAGGTCATGGCGTACACATCAAAGGTGGTACAGGTGTTGCGAATGATCGTTTAATTACTCCAATTGGTGTTGCAACTGAAGTTTCAGACTTTGATCTTTCTGAGCTTGAAAAGAATGTTGTATTTGCAAAGCATAGAGATGCTGGATTTATTGTGGTTCGTGCAAAATCCGCTGATGTGGAAAAAGTTGCTGCTGATATGAATTTAAAAGATGAATCAGCCCCTTTGACTGAATCAGATTATTCAGATGAAGATGCTCCAAAAACTGCGATTGCATAATGACTCTCACCCCAAAACCCACTTTCAATGATGTTGCCTTTAGGAATCAGTTTCCTGCTTTTGAAAACACGACTGATTTTCCTCCTGCACAGCTTCAAGGTTGGTGGACGATGGGAACGGCTTATCTCAATATTGACAATAATACTCCTTGGACTCCAGCTCAATTACAGCTTGCTTTAGACTTGATGTGTGCTCATTTAGGGCAATCATTTACTTTAATTAATGCTGGTATTCCAACTGTGTTGGTTCAAGGAACTGCTGAAGGGTCAGTCAATGTTTCATTGACACCCCCTCCAGTAGCTTCTTCTTTTGGCTTTTGGCTGGCTACTACCTCTTATGGTCAACAGCTTAGAGTATTGCTTAAAGCGGTTTCTAATGTGGGTTTATATGTTGGTGGATGGGTAGAACGTCAAGGCTTTAGAAAAGCTGGTGGTGTATTCGGATAATGAGTTTAATATTGCCAACAATTCCTCAAGAATATAAAAATTTTATTTTTGTGTATATGGATTGTCGTCCGAATGGCGATCCATTTTATGTTGGCATAGGCTTGTCTAAAAGAGTGAGAACTACCAAACGAAACACAAATACACATCATCAAGCTATTATTAACAAATATGATGGTTGTTACAGAAAAATATTATGTATTGCAAATGATAGGAATTATGCAAATCAAATAGAACAAAAATTGATTGAAAAATTTGGTCGTTATGTAAATCAAACTGGCAATCTTGTTAATCGCTCTGCTGGTGGGGATGGATATGTAAATCCTACACAAGAAATAAGAGATGCTAGAAGAAAAGCTATGACTGGCAAAACTTGGAAAATTTCGCCAAATTCAAGTAGAGCTGGAACTGAAGCAGCAAGAATTGTTAATATGGGCAATAAATATACTTTAGGTTTTAAACTAAGTGATGAAGCAAAAGCAAAAATATCCGCTACTCACAAAGGAAAATTAAAATCTAATGAAATGAAGTTGAAATTGTCTAATGCAAGACATTTAAGAAACTTAAAAGTGTCTGAATTTTTAAAACAAACAAATTCTTCTATATTTTCTCGAAAAGTGACCAATAAAATGATGGACGATTGGTTTTTAAGGGGTGTATTTTGAAACAACTAAACCTCGAAAAGATTAAGGCAACTTTTGAAAGAGTGCCTGATCAATTCGAGGGAATGGTGGCTCAAATTGGTTTTCCATCGGGTAAAAATTATCCTGAGGGAACTCCCGTGGCTTATGTAGCTACAATTCAAGAGTTTGGTGCTCCTGCTGTCAATATTCCTCCTAGACCATTTATGCGTCCCACAGTTAGACAGCAAAAAGATAAATGGGTCAAATTGGTAGAAAAAGGAATCCCCCATGTCGTAATGGGAAAATTAACCGCTTTTCAAGTTTTAGATGGTGTTGGGATGCAAGCGGCTAGTGATATTAAAACCATGATTAGTTCAATCTATTCACCCCCTAATAGCCCTGCCACAATCAAACGAAAAGGCTCTGCCAAGCCATTGATTGATACAGGGTATATGCTTGCCAGCGTTAGCAATTCAGTAGCCCCTACGGGCTCAGATTTTGCGGCGAAAGATTAATCATGAATTTGCGTGGTTTAGCCAATAAATACACTCGATTGACTAATAATAATATTCAAGTCAATTGGGTTCAATCCACTGGATATGTAACAGATTCCGCTGGTAAGCGAGTTCCCACCACAATTACTTTGACTGTTGAAGCCCAAGTACAAGCATTAAGCACCAGTGATTTGAAACACATCGATGGTTTGAATATTACGGGTGTGATGAGAACAGTTTATTTATACGGAAATGCAGCGGGAGTTGTTAGGGCAGATCAAATAGGTGGAGATATATTACGATTCCCTGAGGTTCCCAATGGTACTATTAGGAATTGGTTGATCACTCAAGTCGTGGAAACATGGCCTGATTGGTGTCATGTAATTGTTACCCTTCAACAAGATTGAATATGTCAGTTACTATTGATATTATTGACCAAGATGTATTTAAAGCTTTAGTGGTGTTTTTTAATACTTTTCTTCCAGCGGGTACAGAAGTTGTGCAAGCTCAAGATAACAGAGTGTCAATGCCTAAAGGTGGTTTTGTTGCTATGAACAATATTGGGATGGATCGCTTATCTTTTAATGTGGATTCTTATGATCCCATTGCTCAAGGAAAGAATATCCTTACACCAACAAAAATCGATATGCAGTTAGATTTTTATGGACCTATTGCTCAAGAGTGGTGCATGAAAACTGTGTCTTTATTTCGAGATGAATATGCAACGGATATTTTTCCTTTGAACATTCAACCACTATATGCAGATGACCCCGTTCAAATTCCACTTATAGACGGTGAAGCCCAATATGAGCAAAGATGGAGATTAGCTGGAAGTTTGCAATACAACCCAATCCTTTCAACCTCACAACAATCGATGTTAGCCGTAGATATTGCATTGGCTCCAATCGATCAAACATTTAACCCCTAGGAGATTTTATGAGCACCATTCCTTTTTCAGAAGTAGTACAGGTAGTCCCATCGGTTTTATCAGCTGGTGGTATAGCGGTAGATTTAAATGGCTTGATGCTCACACAAAATTCTTTAGCTCCTTATGGAACTATTTTGGAATTTTCAAATGCAGCTGGCGTTAATTCTTACTTTGGTCCTACATCCACTGAAAGCAATTTGGCTAATGTTTATTTCAATGGTTACTCCATTGGAACTCAATTACCGGGTTCTTTGTTGATTACAAATTATCCTGAAACCTCGATTGCTGGTTGGTTACGTAGTGGTTCATTTGCCTCAACCACTTTAGGTCAATTGCAAGCTTACACAGGCACTTTGATAATCAGTGTTGCTGGTGTTGCCCATACATCAGGTACAATTAATTTGACCTCTGCTACAAGTTTTAGTAATGCTGCCACAATTATTCAAGCTGCATTTACTACTCCTCCATTTGTTGTGACTTATAGCTCAATTAATAGTGCTTTTATTTTCACCACAACTACAACTGGTGCAACTCAAACTATTACTTTTGCAACCACAAGCACTTTTGCAACTGAAATGCTTTTGACTCAAGCAACTGGTGCTGTGATTTCTCAAGGTGCAGATGCTACTACTCCTTCTGCTTTCATGGCTGGTATTTTGACTCAAAATCAAAACTGGGCAACTTTCTTTACTGTTTGGGAATCTGCATTGTCTGAAAAAGAGGCTTTTGCTAATTGGTCAAACTCTGCTGCCCCTCGTTGGTTATATATTTGCCAAGACTCTGATGTTGGAGCATTGACTGCTAACAACACCACAACTTTTGGTAATTATTTACAAACTGAATTGTTGGTTGGCACTTTACCAATTTATTCTAATGTGGGTGATTCTACATTGGCTGCCTTTGCTAGTGGATTTGCGGCTTCTTTGAATTTCACAAGACTCAATGGTCGTGCAACATTGGACTTTAAAATTCAATCAGGTTTGATCCCATCAGTAACTAATGCAACTGCTTACTCTGCTGTTATTAGTAACGGATATAACTGTTATGGCGCATTTGGTTCTAACAATCCAGCAAACAATGCTAATTGGTTCACTCCGGGTTCCGTATCAGGCGAATGGTTATGGGCTGATACATATTTGAATCAAATTTGGCTCAATGCAAACCTTCAATTAGCTATGGTTAATTTATTGACTCAAGTTGGTTCAATTCCTTATAACAGTCAAGGTAATGCGTTGATTTATTCTGCGGCTCTTGATCCAATTAATGCTGCAATTAATTTTGGTGCAATTCGTGCTGGTATTAATGTATCTACTGCTCAAGCAGCTGAAATTCAATATGCCACTGGTGTAAATGCTGCTCCTACGATTGCTGCTCAAGGTTTTTACTTACAAATTAGTCCAGCTACAGCACAAACTAGAGCTGCTCGTCAATCACCTCCAATTACCTTGTATTATCAAGATGGTGAATCAGTACAGCAGATTACCCTTGCTTCTATCGTTATTCAATAAGGAAACAATATGTCAACTATAACCTCGGCTAATTCGGTATTGGCTATCGCCATTAACAATTACTTTCCTGTACCACAAACAATTCAAGGGTTTGCTGTAGATGATGCTTTTGAAGGTGAAGCTGTCCAACAATCTGAAATCTTGATGGGTGTTGATGGGATTTTGAGTGCTGGTAAAGTATTCATTCCATACAAAATGACCATCCATTTACAAGCAGATAGTCCAAGTGTGTTTTTGTTTGATGCTTGGCGCACTGCTCAAGATGCTGCTGTGGATGTATTTTCTGCAAGTGGATCAATTACTTTGCCTTCAACAAGTATGGTATATACCTTGCAAAATGGGTTTTTGACTTCAGCTACGCCTTTTCCTGCTGTTAAAAAGACCTTGCAACCATTGGTGTATGAAATCACTTGGCAACGCATTATTGGTGGTGCAATTTAATATATGGCACGAAAAGAATCCGCCTTCATAGCAGAAACAGGCAGGGATAAGGGTAAGCAATTCCATATCACTGAAATGTCTGCGTCACAAGCTGAAAGTTGGGCTTTCAGAGTAATTCTAGCCATTGGTAATGCTGGTATAGAAATCCCTGATAATCTAGCTGCTCAAGGAATGGCGGGACTTATGGCGGTGGGCTACATGAACCTATTGAAGATTCCATTTGAGGCTGCAAAGCCCCTTTTGGATGAAATGATGGGGTGTGTTCAAGTAGTCCCCTCTCCAAATATTAAAAGACCACTAATTGAAGATGACATTGAGGAAGTAAAAACTCGGTTACTTATTAGGAAAGCTATATGGGATCTCCACATGGATTTTTTTTTAAACGAAACCAAGTCGACTTCGGAATCCGCAATGCAGGGTCAGCCAACAATAGGATCGTTGAATATCAAGCCACCACGCAAACGATAGCAACTGTAGTTTCATCAAGACTAGCTACTCTCCATGAACTCGATACTGTTTATGGTGTTGAGGATTTATGGATTCTTCTTGAAGTTAATGCTGTTGATAAACACAACGCTTACATTGTGAGTCAAAGATAATGGCAACAGTAATAGACAGCCTTCTCATAGAATTAGG